GGATAGCACTAGCGCGATTGACTCGCCCTGTTTTCCTATTCTTAAATCCTTGCCCAAATCCTCGCTGTGCAGGCGTGGTGCCTGCCCAAATTCCGTGAGGTATCTGTTCCTTGAGCGCGTAGTCCAAGCACTCCTTTCGTTCAGGACAACCTGCGCAAATTGTGCGCACGATTGGGAGGCACTTTGCCTCTTGTTCTTTTGATTCAGGAAAAAATAAGTTTGGGTTGATAATGCCTTTGCAACTCGCTTCGGGAAGAAGTGGGAGCGCAGGATAGAAGTGTTGGAGAGCATTCACTATTGCCTCTCACCTAGCCAGGATTCAAGGTCTTGAATAACGAATGCCCTCTCAATAGAGGCGTTCCTTCTTTTGATAACAACGAATGATGGTGGAGCCTGTTCTAAACCTCTTGCCTTAGCAAAGTTCTTCGCTTCAGCCACAGCCTCATCCCAAAAGGTTGGCAATGAGATGGATTTGCGATTCTTTAATTCAAGCACATAGCTCTTGCCTGCGATGATGGCAATGATGTCGCCTTCATCTCTGCTACCCGATAGTCGCAAACGCTCTGCATTGACACCGCGAGATCGCAACCACTTGAGAACTCCGATTTCAAATGCAGCCCCTTTGCGACCATTCGGGTTAGCCATTACTTGACCAACTCAAGTTTCATCGGGCGACCGGCAATGGCGCGGGCGAACTTCACTGAATCGATAAGAGCCTCGGCCAATGCCAACGCCTCATCCTCATTGATTTGCGCAACCTTGACTGTGACATCAGGCAATTGTTGGCGCACCTTGTCAAGAAGCCTTGCAGCTTCGCCTTCGTTGATAACTTCTAGGCGAGAATGCTCTGCCAAGCGAGATAAAGCCAACAAAGGCACCTGACCAACGACATCTTCCAAGAGGTCGAGATTGGCATCCTGTTCTTCTAAATAGACGACAAATGAGCCATCAGAGGCGTTGTGGACTGAAAATAGGCTCATTCGGAAAGCACCTTCTTGAGCCTGTTTTGGTTCTTAGACCACGCCTGCGCCTGTCTGATACCTTCTCTCAATGGGTCATCGTGGAGGGCTAAAATAGCCCACAGAAGCCCTAGAACGGCCATCAGACCGCCGAAGAGTGCGTATTGCATAAGTTCCCCTTTCGTTTGCCCTAAGTATGAGGGGAAGGGCTGACATCCTAGTCCGACACGCCGAATGGGTCTATGAGTAGCGTATGGACAAACGCCCACACAACCGCTAGTTTTATCCTATTGAAGTGAAAGGTAGTAGCTTCAAGAAACGGAAGAAGCAGATGAGAAAAGCAACATACGCAACAGAACTTGGCAAGTGCTATGCAAAAACTTCAGATGGTCACATTCGTGCTTACAAAGACGGAGCATTGTTTCGTCTTTATCTTGTAAGCCGCGAATTGATTTGGAATGACGACAATACAGATTTCACAGTTAGCAATCGTTTAGAAGCAGTTGCAACAGATATACATATTCGCGACATTGATAATTTTGAAATGGCAGTTTATGAACTTCAGTGCGAACTCAACTCTCTTGCAAAGGTAGGTGCATAATGAGGTGGTTCAAATCAGAATCCGGAGTTGTCACTGCTATCTGTGAAAATTGTGGTAGATATTATGACATCAGCAGTGAATGGGATATAGCAAACTTAGATTGGCACTTGTGCCAAAAGGTAGGTGCATAATGATAAGCAACATCGAAAAAGTCACTTGCTTGGTTTGTGATTGGTCAAGTGACAGGCAAACAGACATTGAGAATGCCAACCAATATGGCGAATGCCTTAGTGATTGCGATGGTATTCCAACATTGCTTCGTTGGGATTATGTCAATGGAAGTATAAGAATCAGCAACACATCAACAGGCGATTATGTAGATTTGGAACTTGCAAAGGTCGGTGCATAATGAAAAAGATTCGCTCGATTAGAGTTTCAGAGCAGTTGTGGCGAAGGGCGCAGGCCAAGGCGCGGTCAGAAGGCAAGACAGTGTCAGAAGCCATCAATGACTTCTTAAAGGAGTTCGTCAAATGACAACTGCCAAAATTGCAACTGCCTTTGCCGAACGCGGTTGGTATGTGATGCCTTGCTATCCTCAACAGAAAACGCCATTCTTCCCAATAGCCAAGCAAGGCTACAAGTCGGCGAGCAATGACCCAAAGGTTGTCAATAAATGGTTTAGCAAGTCACCGCTTCTAAACATTGCCATTGCTTGTGCGCCATCAGGTCTTGTTGTCTTTGATGTTGACTATCGCAATGGCGGAACAACTCAAGGCTTAGATACCAACACATTCACAGTTGAAACAGGCGATGGTCTGCATCTCTACTATCAAGCTACTGCGCCCACATATCCTGGCAAATTGCGCGATGGCGTTGATATTAAGTTCAATGGATATGTAGTCACCGCAGGATCACTTCACGAAAATGGCAAGTTCTATGAAGTTGTCAAAGACATTGAGCCTGCCCCTGTGATGGGATGGTGCTAGATGAATGGATGGGATTTGCTAATCGTATTCTTCACCGCGTTCTATGCCTTTGCCATTGGCCGAAGTGTTATCTTTTGGCCACTTATGTCAGCCTTCTATGGCTTTTGGATTCCGCTTCTGATGGTTCTATTTATGCCAAAACGCCAACCAAGCGCGGTCATCTTCCCTCAATGGTTTATGGATTGGGCAGGGCCTAAATACATCAACCGCAGAATCAAGAAAATGGAGGAACAGTTCTAATCACTTGCTAAGGCAAGAGCGATGCCTTCTTCCAAAGAAATCTTTGGTTGATAGAACTCAAGCATCCTAGAAGGATTCCCGACCCGATAGGCAACCCCGACAGGTGCCTTCGGGTTGGTTCTTATTTGAGCCAAATAGCCTGCCTGCAACATCACCATCTCTGCTAGTTGAATGAATGAGGTTGGGCGACCTGAACACAAATTGGCAACCTTGACATCATTTGTGATTGCCTCAAAGGTTGCTTTGACGACATCGTCAATGTGGATGAAGTCGCGCACCTGCGTTCCACGACCCCAAACATCAAAAGGAGTTGCCTTCTCTTTGCCTCGCTTGATAAAAGATGGGAACGGATAGTCAAGGCTCTGATTGCTTCCATACCCGCTAAATGGGCGAAGAATTGAAATCTTTAAGCCTTGAGCGCGAGCATAAGAGGCGAGCATCTCGCCTGATAACTTCGCCCAACCATAGGTCAAGTCAGGGGTGCGGATATGCTCAAGGTTTATGTCAAACTCTTTGAGAGTCTGCTTATATTCTAATTTTTGCAGATAAATGGGATAAGCAGCACTTGATGAGAAATAGACAATGTGTCCAGGGCGCGTTCGCAAAGCCCATTGGAAGAGGTCTGCATCAATAGCTAAATCAGCAGCAACGCTCAAGGGGTTGCCCTCAATGGTTGCCCGCCCGCCAACAATAGCTGCCAAGTGAATCACAACATCAAACTTTGTGTCATCTTTGGCAAAGAAATCCCTGACATCGCGCCCGTTCTTTATGTCAATGCCTGTGATGTTATTGAGTTTTGAGTCTAAGTGTTTCTTGAAATTAGTGCCAACAAAGCCTGCATCGCCTGTAATCAGGATTTTCATTTCCCCCACCTGTCGCTCTCGTATTTGTAAAACTGCGAATCACAGAAATCTAGTTGTGCCTTGCGGTCAATGTCAAAGATGAATCGGTCATTGGCATCAAGAGCTGCTCCGATGTGTGAAGTTGGAGTCGGCGCATTAAAGCCAATCGTGGTTCTTATTGAATCGCCCTCAATAGGTGTTGCAAAGAACGGATCGTGAATGAGAACTGAGTTCTTGACTCTCGGATAGATTTCAGATGCGAGAAAATCTTGGTCGGTTGTGTAGTAATCCTCTATTTCATTGAAAGCAATTAGTTGCGCCATATCGCGCAACTTGTCGGTTTTGCCGGCAAACATCCCTGCGCTGATAAGATAGTTGTGACCTATCTTGTGGTCTTTGATGATGTGATAATCAAGACCTGATTGCCTCCACTCTTCGTGGGCTATTCTGTCACGAAAAGACAAGCGGGCATCAGCATCACGGCAGATGACCACTTCAAATTGCGGGTCAGCAAAAGCAAGATAACGCCAAAGCCTTGCGGTGTTATTTTCTACCTCACTCATCCTTACAATCTTCACGCCTTTGACAAGATTCAAAGTGCTAATGACCCATTCATCAACGCTCTGTCCACAATAGAAGACTAAGCGGAAGCCATCCTCAAAAGGGAAATAGCGCGAGCCAAGGATTGCATTCTTAATAGCTCCGATGTTGTAACGCGGATTATTGCCATATAAGGAAAAGGCAATTGCTTTCATTTCAATAAATCTCGCAAGAGGACTTGATAGTCCTCGCTCTTGATGTAGAAGTCATAGGCCAAGGCATCAAATGAATAAACCTCACGAGCATTGACAGAGCGATAGCCCTCATCCCACTCGGCTTTGCCTGCTAGTGGATGGCAATGCTCGATGATGACTTGAGGCAGATAAACAAGGTTGCCAAGGTCTTCACCTAACTTCTTCCAAAAGTTGTCTAGGTATAAGTGGCGAAGTTTCGGTGGCACCATCCCGCCGAGGGCGCTGACGATGGCATTGGACATCATCACGGCAGTTGGCAGATTTTGGCCTTGGAGCAGGTCATTGCCATAAGCCAAGCCAGGGGCGGTGCCTATGGCTTTACTCAATGCAATATCCCAATCAGGTGTTCTGAATCTATGGTCATCGCCAATGAAGGTAAAAAACTCGTATTCATTGGCATACTTCTTGGCAGCGACATTGACAGGATAGGCCATTCCCCTTGTGGTGTTTTCAATCTCCAAGATGTATTCGACACCGACTGCGGTGCGATAATTGATTAGTTCCTCATCATCTTTGTCCACAACGAAGAGCAGTTCAGAGCGACAAGAGAACTGC